AGTCTGCTTCTTGGTTTCAAGCGGAGTGCCGGAGAACATTTCTTCATCGTCAGCTTCTTCAGTCTGAATATGAGACTTAGTTGTTGCAGCATAATCGCTAGAACCATCAGTGAATTCAGCCATGAGATCTTCGCCAGACTTCTTCTTGTAGAATTCAAGAACTTCACCGTAAGAACGGATTGCATCTTCCTTGATTTCAATATCCTTAAGAGTATAAAGCTGAGATTCAATTGCATCAATTTCATCGTCAGTCATGTTATGGAGCTTACCATCAGGACCGAACTTAGAAATACGACGAGCCGGATTGAAGTGAGAAGAATCATAGTTAGGACCATTAGAACCCTGAACTGCTTCCCAGACGAAGTTTGCACCAGCCTTTTCATCACCCCTGATAACGGCTTCGTCATTCGGACCCCACCAAGAGAACGGGTTGATGCCAGGAATGATACCCAATTCTGGATCATCCTTATTTTCCATAGCTTCCTGAATCTTCTTCATAATAGCACGACCATACTGAAGACGATAAACCTTACCAACAGTATCAGGCTGGTTATCGTTCTTGATGATGAGAATATTAGAATAGTAATTCGGACGCCACTTTGCCTTTACCTTTGCACGTGCTTCATCTGTTCTACCGTACTTTTCCCAAACCTTTGAGTTGTAGTCACAAATTGGACATGGCTTGTTAAACTTCTTGGCACAATCACAACCAAACCATGAACCATTATCTAATTGGAACAAGTGGTTACGGTTTTCAATCCACGGAAGTTCTTCATCGGGATGTGACGGAAGGAAACGGAGAACGATAGAAAACTTACCATTGACCATCTTCGGCTTGAACAAGCCTTCGATCTCGTAATTTTTCTTTTCGGTGTTTTCTTTCTTGCGATTTACATTGATCTTGTCCATCTCACTGTAAATATTGCTAAAGCTTCTTTTAATTGGCATATTATTATTTTTCCTCTTTATGTTTTCTCAATCGTTCATTCGATTGACAATTTCAAATATAGAAACAAAACAAAATGTTTCCATTACTTTACATTTTTATTTGAGATTTCTTGTTGTAATTTAATAATGATCTCTGTGAATGTAATAAACCTCTTGTAATCAATGTCTTTAATCAAATCCTTATTTATCTCAAATTTTCTTGCTCTGTAACCCTGTATGTAAAATTCTGGGTCTATTTTGCTCATTTTATATAGTTTGTAGGCTTGATTTTCTTGATTACCGTCGGTCTCATAAAGAGTGAACTTCGTATCGAAAAGTTCATTGATGCCATCATTAGCTTTGATAAGTTTATTTATCTCGTTAATCTGAGCAGCTATGATTGGACGATTTTTAAAAATCATGTAGCCTTTCATTTTATTTATGTTATTAATTTCTTCCGGTTTGGGAAAATTCTTGTCTACGAGGCATTTTTCTATAAAATACATAGTCCAATGCTCAATATCTGTCAAATTGCAGTTAATTTCATTGACAATTGGAATGAAATAATTAGACATATATTCAACCCTGCTATTGGATTGAACATATTGGTTAATCAAGAATTCTTCGAGTGTATCGTTTAACATATCGTTCACAAGAACGGTATTAAAACGCTTAGCCTCCCAAATTTTCTTGATACTCTTATAGAGCATGTAAATTTGGTATTTATCTATCATGTGAAAAGACTTTCAAGACCTGATTGTTCTGGAGTGACTTTAAATTTTTTCTTCAGTTCGCTACGTAATGAGAAATAGTTTAATTCATCAAGGCATTTAAGTAAAACTGCAGATTCAAGCCAATCATCTTCGATATAAGCTATGGAATCAAGAATATTAATAATCTTGTTCTTGTGCAACTTATACAGAATATTATTGAACTTATTATATTCTGCTGGTTCATTCTTAATAACCTTAATCAAGAATTCTGGAAGCTTATCATTTGGATCGACATTATCCATATCAATGCCATTGTCCTTGAGGATTTTATAAAAACTATCCTTAGAACAACCATCTACATAATCTTCTTTAATTAATAAGTTTTCTTCGTCTATCATATATCCTCAATTAGAATGTAAAGTTATTGACGTCAGGTTCTTTATCTGTTAAAACCGTTTCGTCTTCAGAATTATAATGTGTTCCAGTCGGTTGAATATTACTATATGTTTTCAAATCGTAAATTCTTTGCTTTTCGATATCGACACCGATAGTTACAATCGGATTAGGCGGTTGACCATATCTAGTCTTCAAGAGTTTAACTGTATACATATTTGCAGATTTAAGGTCTGGCGTTTGAGTAACACCAAAAATAACGTCTGCCTTCATAGTCTGACCAAAAGAGTCAGCGGCATCATCAAGACCAATTTCTGCTTTACCGTAACCACCTCTGTTTGCCTGTGCTGCAGAGATAATAGGAATTCCCATATCCATTCCGATAGCTCTTACTTCTTCACAAACAGAACGAAGTTTAGAGTTATCATTCATATCAGCATTTGTTCGACCATTCGGAATCATACATCCAATATAGTCAACAGCTATCATATCAGGAACAAAATCTTTCTTTTCCTTAAGGTCCTTTAATAATGCTCTAAGTCCAAGTGCATTCATAGAACCAGCAGAATATTCTTTGATTATAAGCTTATTATGTCCAATCTGACCAATTGCTTTTTTCCAAAGTTTACCATAGTTTTCTTTGGATAAAGAATATAATTGTGTCTGAGTAATATCAAAAAGATTTTGTGTAATTCTTTGACCAATCTTAACTTCTGAATCTTCGAATGTTACATATAATACTTTTCTACCAGATAAAATTGCTGCAGTAGTAAATGAACAAAGGAATAAAGTTTTACCAACGTTCGTAGGTGCCATAACAAGTGTCATACTCTTTTCATGAGCACCACCGTGAATCATTTCATCAAGTGTAGCACAACCAAGCGGAACTACTTTTTCATTTGCAACAATCCCATTATATACTTTTTCTGGTTCTTCACAGAATGCAAAACCAATCTTAGTATCAAATGTAAATGATTGTGCATAAGCCATTTCATCTGCAAAACTAATTTTAGATTTACCAGTAGTGCAGTATTCGTTATAAGCCATGCATACTTGTCTACCAAGTCTTTGTCTGACAAAAGTTTGAATTTCATCAAGAATATAAGGTGTATTTACATCTGCATCAGGAATTGCCATGCATTTATCAAACTCCTCTACACTTCTTTCGTCTTTAAGAAGTCGCTTGACTTCTATCGCATTCGGAAGAGTTGAATATTTTGCATTGTAACTGGCAATAGCATCAACAATATACTTATGGTCAACTTGAATAAACCAATTAACATCTAATTCTGGAATAATTTTACTAGACGCATCAGGATTAGCATATAACGTTTTAATTACTACTTTTTCAAATTCACTATCTGTCATAATCCTCCATTTATAAAAGTTTACATCTCAAATATAGAAAACAATCTATCTTAAATCGCAACAAAATATTTTTAATTGAATTTTTATAAATTTTCTTCAATCAGTTTTTCTGTAAGTGCATCCATTTTATCAATAGCGCTTACACTTTTAATTGTTTCTTCTTCGATTACATCAGTATCGAATCTATCTATATGCATAACCATTCGGCGAAGTTGCTCGACTGGAAATGTATTAAAAAATGTTTCTTGCTCCATAACCAAACCCAAATATAGAAATAAAGGTCCCGTTTTTAGGACCGTATATTATTTATTTGAAAATTTTTATTTGCTTTCTAGTATCTTTGTTTCATTTTGAAGCAAGTTTGGTTCTTTTAGATATTCTAATATATCATTAACTATCCAATCATAACCTTCTAATGTTCCATCAACTGCAACATATTTAATGCCTAATGAATCTAAAGTGCTTCTGATTTTAACATCTATATCTTTAGCTTCGTCTTCAGTTTGGTTTCTACCAGAAGGATTATAGGCTTTTTTACGAATAATAAAATAATTAAGTTTATTCTTATATTTCATATCTTCACCGATACATGCAGCTTTGATATGAGCTTCATCTGTATACATAGCACCAAGAATAATTGGACTGTCTGTAACTGCTACATCAACTTTACCACTTACTCTGGCAAGTCTAAATGCCTGTTTACCAGATATATAGAACTGACAATTTAATACTTTCTGATTTTCTTCCCAAGTCTTATCTTTCGCAAATTCAGTTACATATTCGGCATTAATGCCAGCCATCTTAAGCTTTGAAAAAATATAGGCCGCAGCTGTACTATTATGAACTACAGTACAATCATCGAGAACAAATCTATGATTACCATCTGTAGTAAAACCATAATATTCACCATTACCAATAGATTCTACACTAAAACATTCACGTAAAACTTTTGAGGTATCTTTAATTGTAAATTTAAATTTTTTGCGTTCAATTTTTATAGGAATTTTTGCTAAATCACCAGTAATACTAATTCTATAATATATTCCAGTAAAATCATTACATGTTTTTTTACATTCTTTTATAGTTGCACGTAAACCACAGCTATTAACTAAACAATAAAAATCATATGCTAATTGATAATTTTTATTTATCCAATCATATGTGTTTCTTGATTTACCACCATCTGAATCTATTAATCCAGCAATCAATTCTAATCTATCTTTCATAGATGCTGTTTTATATTCAATTGGTATATGTTTATTATTAATTAGATTGTATAAATTTTTACTAAGAGGATGCTTAGAATGATTTCCAATATTTCCTTCAGATAAACAATATGTTTGACAAATACTATTATTTTTATATGAGTGTTGTTTTAATTCTAATCCTAATTTTTCTGCATAATTACGACAATAATCAATAACTTCTTTATCAGCAGTACAAAATCTATTTAATTGTTCAGATAAACCATCACCAAGCCAATATCCTAAATAATATGGATCTATTTTTAATTCTGTATTTTTTGATGGATAATTT